TGTACATATTGTAGATTGGAAAACATCTACACGTTATCAAGGCACAAAAATTGACGCTGAATGTGGTCAGTTGGTTATTTATGCTGAAGGTATTAGACAAGCATTAAATATTCCATTGGAAAATATTGTATGCGAATGGAATTTCTTAAAATATGTCACAGTTACCATTGAACAGAAAAATGGTAAGAAAAAAGATAGATATATAGAAAGAAATTCTATAGGCGAAAGTCTTATCAATACGGCAAAGATGTGGCTGAAAAATTTCGGATATGAAGATGATACTGAAAAATATATTGATGAAATGGTATTAAATAATAACATTGATTGTTTACCAGACGAAGTTAGAGACAAGTTTGAGATACATGATTGTTATGTGCAGATTCCATTAACAGAAAAGAAGATCAATGATCTAAAAACAGATATCATTAGCACTATTTCAGAAATCAACGAGAAAGAAAGAGAATATAAAGATAGTGAAGATGAAAATATCTTTTGGCAAGAAGTTACAGATGCAGATGCTTTTAGATTGGCAACCCTATCAGGATATTCAAGATCATTACATAAACCATATGATGAATATTTGAAGGCTCAGGAATTATTTAAGAGTGGAGAAGAAAACGAAACTGATAATGACGAGGAAGATTTATTGGCATTTGTAAATAGTTTATAAGAATATAGGTAGGTGAAAAATTGAGTAATTTAACAGTATTACATTTACATAGTATGGATTCTAACCCATATAGCGGTCTTGAAGTTGACTCAATTACACCTTTTCAAGCTTATATTGATAAAGCAAAAGAGGAAGGAATGAAAGCCATGGCTTTTACAGAGCATGGCGCAGTCCTTCATAATATTGCAAAAAGACAAGCTTGTGAAAAGGCTGGATTAAAATATATCAATGCAGAAGAATTTTATGTAACAGAAAAAATTGATATGGATAATTTACAAAGAGATAATTACCATTGTTGTTTATATGCGAAAAATTATGATGGAGTATTGGAATTAAATAAACTTTCATCAGATTCGTTTAACCGTAATGATGGGCATTTCTATTATAATCCGAGAATTACTTTAGAAGAACTCGAAAATACATCTGATAATATTCTGGTTTTAACAGCTTGCGTAGCAGGTATGTTATGTAAAGGCACTAAAGAGGTGCAAGAGAGATTTTTAAAATTTCTTATTAAAAATAAACACAGATGTTGGTTAGAAATACAACCTCATAATTTTGATGTTCAAATATATTATAATCAATATTTATATAGAATTTCACAGAAATATGGAATGAAACTAATTGCTACAAGTGATGTACATGCAATTGACAAAGATCATATGATGGGCAGAGCTGTAATGCAGAAATCCAAAAATGTAAATTTCCATGATGAAGATGCATGTGATTTATCATGGAAGTCTTATGGTGATATGGTTGCTGCATTTGAACTACAAAACGCATTGCCAAAATCAATATATCTTGATGCAATAGAGGAAACAAATAGATTTGCAGATGCTATTGAATCATATGAGTTGGATTATAGTAATAAATATCCAAGATTATATCCTGATGCTGAGAAAGAATTTAAGTCACGAATTGTAAATGGTGTAAAAGAACGAGGTATTAATAAACTACCTAATTATAAAACAGAATACATTCCAAGAATACAAGAGGAATTAGAGACTTATAAGCATAATGATGCAATTGATTTTATGTTGCTTGATTCAGATTATAAGAATTGGTTGCTAAAAAATAATATGCACTATGGATGTTCAAGAGGTTCTGTGTCTGGTAGTGAGATTGCATATTTGATTAAATGTACTGATGTTGATTCAGTTAAATATAAACTTAACTTCTCACGATTTATGAATCCTGAAAGAATGTCATTAGCTGATGTAGATACTGATATTTACGCAGAAGATAGATATAAAGTGCGTGAGTATCTATTTAATAAGGAAGGTTTGTATTGTTGCAATATTATTACTTTTAATACAATTCAGTTAAAAGCAGCGATAAAAGATGTCGGTAGAGCATATGGGATGACTCCTGATCAAACCCAAGAATTATCAAATATGGTAGAAACTGATGATAAAGGCAGGGATTATATGCCAGAAGAAATCAGAGAACAATATCCAGAAATGTTTAAATATATTGATATGGTAATCGGAACAATTACATCACTTGGCAGACATGCAGCAGGAATTGTTTGTAGTCCTACAGATATAAGATATGATTTTGGAACATTATCTATTACGTCAGATCCACGTCCTGTAAGCCAAATAGACATGCACGAAATTGATTCTTTAAATTATGTAAAGTTAGATTTGTTAGGATTAAATGCTGTTGGATTAATTGATGGTGCTTGTAAACTTGCAGGTATAGACTATTTAACACCTGATAAGGTTAATTTCTCAGATGAAAATGTTATTAACTCAATAGCAAAAGATACTACATTGATATTTCAGTTTGAAAGTGGTTTTGCAAGTGATTCATTAAAAAGAACACTTAGTAAAGAAACCTTGGAGAATATTAAAGCACAGAATGATAACATCTCATATCTTGATGTCATGGCTATGGTCAGTGGTGCTATTAGACCAGCAGGTGAATCCTATAGAGAACAGTTATTCAATGGTATTTACAAAGATAATGGCAACGAAGCACTTAATAATTTCTTGAAACCTACGCTTGGTTATTTAGTATATCAGGAACAGATTATTGATTTCTTACATGACTTCTGTGGATTTACTATGGGACAAGCAGATATTGTCCGTAGACATTTTGCTAAAAAAACAGGTACTGAAGCAGATATACCTATAATTGAAAATGGTGGATATATGGTAGATATTCACGGTAATAAAGATGATAGATATATTCCAGGATTTATTGCAATTGCACAAGAGAAGTATGGAATGACAGAAGCTGAGGCAAAAGAAACTATAAAATCATTCTTGATAGTAATCGAAGATGCATCTAATTATTTATTTTCACGAAATCATTCCGTTCCATATAGTATGATAGGTCTATTTATTGGATGGTTAAGGTATTACCATAAGATTGAGCTATTAACATCAGCATTGAATGTTTATGTAGACAATAATGAAAAAATGTCAAATATCAAAGAATATATCAAATCACAGGGAATAGAAATCAAAGGAATAAAATTTGGCAAATCCAAAGCACAGTATTTTATGGATAAAGACGAAAATGCCATTTATCAAGGAATCTCTTCTATAAAATATTGTAATGATCAGATCGCAGACGAATTATATGAATTGTCTAAAAATCATTATGATAATTTTGTTGATTTACTTTCTGATATTATATCAAAAACATCTGTGGATGATAGACAATTACATATTCTTACAACACTAAATTTCTTTTCTGAGTTTGGCAAGAATAAATATTTACTATCAATTATTGATATGTACAATTTGTTAGGAAAATGCAAGACATTGAAAAAAGATAAAATTGCATCACTGAACATTAGAGAAGAAGATGTAAGAAAATGTGCAGAGAAAGAGACACCTAAACAGTATAGTAATGTTGATAAGGTCAAACTTGTAAAACTAATAATAGGTGGTTTGGAGAATAAAGCTTTATCAATAAAAGAACAGATTGTATATGAGCAAGAGTATCTTGGAAATATAATGTACAAAAATCCGAAAGCACCAAAAGATATGTATTATGTTCTTGAGTGTAAGTTCTATAAGGATAAAACAAAACCATACCTTATGCTTTATAACATGAGAGATGGTGAGTATCTTAAAACAAAAATCACTTCTGGAAAATCATTTATTGAATCCCCATTTATAGCAGGTAATGTCATCAATGTAAAAGAATTTGGTGAAAGAAATAAAATGAAGAAGGTTGGTGGCGATTGGATTAAAACAGATGAAAAAGAGAGAATAGTAAAGAAGTGGGACGTATATTAGAAGGAGATATAAAGTTGGATAAAATAATTGAGTTTAAATGTGTACCAGAAAGACCTGTATATAATTCTACTGACTTCAAAATATATGGCGTTTCTGTCAATTCATTTGAATATCCTGATGTACAGATTGGCAAATATGGCACAGCAACTATTAAAGGTAATATTTCAGAACTTAATCTTGGAGTTGACTACATTGTAAAAGCAAAGGAGGTATCCGATTCTCATGGAGTCGGATACGATGTAATCAATATTAAAAGAGAGAAACCTACTACATTAGCAGCAACAAGAAATTTCTTATATGAAATATTAACACCAAATCAAACGGATGTATTACTTGAAGCGTACCCTGATATTGTAGATAGGATTATGAATAACAGATTAGATGATATTGATTTGAATAAGACTAAAGGAATCAAGGATTATACATTCAATGTCGTTAAAAATAAAGTTATAGAAAATTTCAAGTTAGCTGAGATTGTTGAAGAGTTCAGAGGTTTATTCAATCTTTCAACAGTAAAAAAGTTGTATGACAAATATACATCAGTAGATAAAATCAAGGAAGTTATCAGAGAAGAACCTTATCAATGTTTATGTAGACTTGGTGGAATTGGTTTTAAGACCGCCGATTCATTATTACTTACCCTTGATAAAGATGGCAAGGAATGTCAAAAAAATGGAAAGAAACCAGTATTGTTTTTTGGATTTGATTTGATTACATCATACCAAAGAGCAAAAGCATGTGTAGACTATTTACTTGATGAAAATGAGAACAATGGCAATACATATATGCATGTTGGTGATTTGAAGAAACAGTTTGATGTTTTAGTTCCAGAAGCAAAAAATAATTTGCCACTCATATTAAAAGGTGAGAATGATGTTATATTTGATAGAGAATTATTAAGTGTATGTAAAAAAGAAACATATGAAACAGAGAAATATATATCAGATAGGATTAAAGAAGGATTACAAATACATACTAAATGGGATTGTGATTGCTCTAAATTTCAAGAACTTGACGGATTCAAATTAACAGACAATCAGTGTAAAACTTCTCAATATATGTGTGAAAACAACATAGTTCTTTTAGTTGGTTATGGTGGTAGTGGTAAATCATCGAGTACACAAGCATTTGTAAATATGCTTAATGCATATAACAAAAGACACTTACTTTTAGCACCTACTGGTAGAGCTGCAAAGGTATTATCAGGATTTACAAATGAAAATGCCATGACAATCCATAGAGGTCTTATGTATATGCCACCTGCCGATTGGGGATTTAATGAAGAAAACAAATTACCATATGATGTAGTAATCGTAGATGAATTTTCTATGGTTGATATTTTCTTATTTAGAAGATTGCTAGAAGCTATTGATTTTGAAAAGACTAAATTACTTTTAATTGGTGATGATGCACAGATTCCTTCAGTTGGAGCTGGTAATGTGTTATATGACTTATTGAAATGTGAAAACATACCTACAATTACGCTTGATAAAGTATTCAGATATGGTAAAGGTGGTCTTTCAACAGTTGCTACAGATACAAGAACGGGAACAGAGTATTTAGATAAAACAAAAACTGGTATGCAAATATTTGGAGAGGATCAGTCATATATATTTATGCCGATTCTTCAGGACAAGCTTGTTGGATATACAGTGAAATTGTATCAAACGTTATTATCTAAAGGATATACAGTAGATGATATCGCAGTTCTTTCCTGCTATAACGTGGGTGATTATGGAACAGTAGCATTAAATAAAAAGATACAGAATGCAGTTAATTCTAATCCAAAAGCAAAGATAACATTTGGAGACACAGAATTTAGACTAAATGATATTGTAATGAATTATGCAAATGATTACAAAGCAATTATTTATAACGAAGAATATATTGACGATAAGAATACAACATTCATTGCAAATGGTGAGTCTGGAAGAGTTGTAAAGATTATGAAAGATGCAATGGTAGTAGATTATGATGGAACATTGATTTACATACCAAAAAGTTCTATGAAAAATATTCGTTTGGCATATGCAATCAGCACACACAAGTCTCAGGGTGGTCAGTTTAAGGTTGTAGTCTTGATTACACCTAAAGCCCACACCTTCATGCTGAATTCCAATTTGTTATATGTAGGAGAAAGTAGAGCGAAAGAAAAATGCTATCACCTTGGAGAAATTAGAACAGTTAATAATGCACTTAAAAAGAAAGAAAATTTCGATAGAAAAACGATGTTACAAACATTTATGAAAGCAGAATAGGAGAATATATGAATAATAAGTCAAGTATTTTTAATCCAATTTTAGATACGATTGTATCAGAAGATATTAGAAAATTTGCAGAAAGATGTATTGAAACAATCCCAAATTATTTTTGGGATGTGGGTGCATCGAGTACAGGAAAATATCATCCACAGTACGCTCTTGGTGATTTGGGATTGGCAAGACATACATGTGCATTGGTTAGATTTATGAATCACATTTTTGAGGTTGACTGTTTCGGTAAAAATTTCACACAAAGAGAGAAAGATTTAATGAGAGTTGCTGGCTTAATGCATGATTCAAGAAAGAGTGGAAACGATGATGATTTTTCTAAGAATAAGTATACCAAATTTGATCATCCATTACTTGCAGCCAATGTTATTCGTGAATTGAAAGGTAATGAATTACCTGATGATGAAATCGAGATGATTGCAACAACTATTGAGAGTCATATGGGACAGTGGAATACAGATAAAAGAAGTTCTATTACATTACCATTGCCTAAGAATAAATATCAAACGGTACTTCATTTATCAGATTATCTTGCAAGCAGGAAAGATATTGAAGTCCTCTTTGATGGTTTTGAAACTCCAAAGCAGGAAGTACCAAAGTTAGAGGAATATGTATTGAATTTTGGAAAACATAGCGGTGAGCGTTTAGTTGATGTTGCACAGTCTGATCCTGGTTATATCAGTTGGGCGAAAAAGAATATGACTAAAGAGCCTGTAAGAAGTTTATTAGCTCAATTATAAAGAGTAAATGTTAAAAATATGAAAAAGTGGCAAAATTGAGATTTTGAAGTCTCGGAAACCGCATAAATAGGGCGTTTCCGAGGTCGAAAAATCCTTTGAAACCGTTCTTTCATGTGGAGAATCGAGGTGAGATGTGAATATTATATTTTTGGATATTGATGGAGTATTGAATTCATTACCATACTTTAAATCAATGAAAGATACGGATGAAATCTATAAGAAAGATACAGATGAAACTTATAATGAGATAAGTGATTTTCATCTGAAAAAATTAGCAGAAATATATCATACGTGCAATGCGGAGATTGTTTTATCATCTACATGGAGAGATTTAGATGATCCATCAGATAAAGTTTGCTATCAGATGTATGAATATTTGCTTAAATCATTAGCCCAATATGATATGAAAATTATTTCTAAAACTCCAACGATTCATATGAACCGTCCTTTAGAAATAATAACATGGGTAAATAATCAAATTGATAAAGAAGATATTAATTTTGTAAGTTTGGACGATGATTTTTCAGTAGAGGATTACGCTAAATATGGAATTGAAGATAAGTTGATTCACACAAAATTCTTCTGTAGTGATATTTCTGAAGGTGGCTTACAGCAAGAACATGTAGATAGAGCAATAAAAATTTTAATGAATTAACAGAAAACTAAACTTTTTTGCGATTTAAAAAGGAGAATAAAATGAGCGCAGATAACGGAATTTATATTTTAAAGACAAAAGATCAGTACAGAGTGGCACATCTTTGTGCTATTGATAATGTAACATGGTCAGCAATTGACGGTGACTGGTGTACTGATATAAATAAGAGAGGGAAACTTGTTCCGACTAGAGTTGTTGAAATGTGGGGAAATTGTAAATATACAAGAAATGAAAACAAAGCATTTGAAATTGCACACAAATGGGCTAGTAGCCTCCCTATATGTGAATATGGAATAAATGTTATTACATACAACAAGACATGGAAACACATTGTAGAAGATGCAAAGGAATATGCTAAAAAAGAAATTTCTTATATTAAAGGAACAAATCAAAATGAATGGTATAAGTGTAAATTGGATACTTTACAAAGGATTGTAAATGGAGAATATTTATGAGTAAATTGGACTTTCATTGGATTAAAAAATAGGAGGAATAAATGGGAACGGTTACAATTTTACCAGAAACAACAAAGAACCCTATTACATTAATGGGGGCGAGAGCAGGATGTTGTTGGAACGCTAATATATTAGATGATGAAAAAAATTATAAGCGTGGTCTTGATTGTATTAAATCAGGTCATGGCAGAGTAATGGAATTTGTCAATGTGGAAATGATTATTGATGGATATTCAGCGAAGGTTTTGAGGGAATATTACACTCATATAGGTGGTTCACCTTCTCGTTTACAGGCGAGCACAAGGTATATCAATTATTCTAAAGGAAGTGGATTTGCTTATGTGACTCCAAAATCTATAGAAAAAAACGAAGCAAAAACTGCATGGGATGCATGGATGCATACTTTAAATGATGCAATTAAAACTCTTATAGCAGAATACGATGTTCCAGTTGAGGACGCAACAATGTTACTTCCATTAGCTTATTGCACAAAAATTGTAGATAAACGTAATCTCAGAAGTCTTATTGAAATGAGTAGAGTTAGAATGTGCAGTCGTGCTTATTGGGAGTACAGAGAGTTATTCAAAGACATTTGCAATGCATTAAGAGAATATTCAGATGAATGGAAGTGGATTGTAGATAATCTTTTTCATGCAAAATGTGATGAATTTGGATATTGTACTGAAAGTAAGTCGTGTGGTAGAAAACCAAAGAAACAGTAAATGTTCATTTCAAAAGGTGGTGATTAATATTAGAAATCCAAATAGACTAGATATTTTTTATTCACAGTTATGTGAGATACATAAGAAGTCATTCCCAGATTGGCGATTTGGACAATTATGCAGTAACTTCTTTGGATGGTTGACTTATGAAAAGAAGGTAGATCTGTTCTTTCCAGAAGAAGACCAAATGATTACATATTTAAGAGAATATTGTGGAAAGGAGAATAACTGTGGAGAAAATTGACATAGCAAAAAGAGTTAAAGAACTCAATACTGCATCAGATGCTTATTATAATTCAGATAAGCCGATTATGTCAGATTATGAATTTGATTGTAAATTTGACGAATTAAAGAAGTGGGAAGAAGAAACTGGAATTGTTTTATCCAATAGCCCTACACAGAACGTAGGATATGATGTTGTATCAAATCTTGAAAAAACAACACACTCTCATCCAATGTTATCGCTAGATAAAACTAAATCAGTTGATGATTTAATAAAATTTTCTAGTGGAGAGGATTGCATTATATCTCTTAAAATGGATGGTCTTACTGTTTTAAACACATATGAGAACGGTAAATTACAGAAAAGTGAGACAAGAGGCAATGGAGAAGTCGGAGAAATTATTACTCATAACGCAAGAGTATTTGATGACTTCCCTATTAATATTCCATTTGATAGAAAGTTTGAAATTGAGGGCGAAGCAATTATCACTAAAAATGATTTTGAACGTATAAACACTAATGGAGAATATAAAACTTGTAGGAATTTAGCATCTGGTTCTGTTAGACAGCTTGACAGTAAAATTGCAAAAGATAGGCATGTGCATTTTGTAGCATGGAAAGTTCCATTTGGTTGTACAACATACATAGATGGGTTCAGAATTGCAAAAGATTATGGTTTTGAAGTAGTTCCGTATGTTACATACAATAGTAATACAGATGACATAAATGAAAAAATTGAACAGTTAAAAGCTATTGCAAATGAAAAATCATATCCTATAGATGGATTAGTTATTTCTTATAATAATGTAGAATATGGTAAATCACTTGGAATGACTGGACATCACCCTAAACATTCACTTGCTTTTAAGTTTTATGATGAAGAATCCGTATCTACATTAAAAGATATAGAGTGGAGTATGGGGAAGACGGGGAATTTAACGCCTGTTGCAATTTTCAATTCTATAGAAATTGACGGGACTCAAGTGGAGAGAGCTTCGCTTCATAATGTATCAATTTTAAAAGACTTAGAATTGGGGATTGGAGACGAGGTTGCAGTTATAAAAGCTAATCAGATAATTCCTCAAATTAAGGATAATATTACTAGAAGTAATACTTGTGAGATTCCTAATATTTGTCCTATTTGTGGTGGCGCAACTAAGATAGTGAAGGATAATGATTCAGAAGTTCTTATGTGTGGTAACCCTGATTGCAAGGGAAAACTTCTTGGGAAACTTACTCATGCTGTTAGTAGAGATGCGTTGGATATTTCGGGCTTGTCAGAGGCAACAATTGATAGATTTATTGGGTTAGGATGGCTCAATTCTATAAAAGATATTTATCATCTATCAGATCACAAAGATGCTATGAAAATCATAGAGGGTTTTGGTTCTAAGTCAGTTCAGAAACTTCTTGATTCTATTGAAAAATCTCGCAACACAACTCTCAATCGTTTCCTATACTCACTATCAATACCATTATTAGGTAAATCAGCAAGTAAGGCAATTGCAGAAGTATGCAATTATAATTATGATGAATTTGTTTGGGTGTTACAATCAAGTGGAAGATATGCTTTTACTTATATAGATGGTATTGGTAAAGCACTTGGTAAATCCATTGTAGGATATTGGGATAAAAATAACGGAGCAATAATTGATTTAGCTCAAGAGTTTACATTTGGAAACCCTATTGTTACTGCCAAAACAAATAATTCGCTTGAAGGTAAGATATTTGTTATTACAGGCAACGTCAATCATTATCCCAACCGTGATGCATTAAAAGCTGATATTGAAACTCATGGTGGAAAAGTCTCAGGTTCTATATCTTCAAAAACTTCTTACCTTATCAATAATGATGTTAATTCTACATCATCTAAAAATGTCAAAGCAAAATCGCTTAATATCCCTATTATATCCGAAGAAGATTTTTTAGCAATGATTCATTAAATAACAATATCTAAACGGAGAATATATCTATGTAACAATCAACAATTTAACATTTAAACAAAGCAAGGAGGATAAATGAAGAATCATATATCAATTTTGGCATGTTTACTTGCCATATTTTTACCTGTCGTCCCCATTTGGGGACAAGATAATAGTAGTGAAAAATACAATTTGACATCTGGTGTTACAAAAAATATGTATACAGTAATGAAAGAATTTATGACAGAAGACCAAGCTGATATAATTTCCGAATATCAGCTCGACAAAATTGATGAAGCGCTGCTAAAACTAAACGCTCTTGATAAATCAAACAAAGAAGATTGGTTCAAAAATTATAAAGCAATTCAAGAAGAATATAGCGATTGGATTGATAAGGATGAAACAATTTATGATTATTTCAACCAAGATGAATTAGAACTGCTCTTTAGAATTGTAGAGACAGAAGTTCGTGGCGATGAAAATTTTGATGAGAAAGCAAATGTAGCTTCAGTAATTTTCAACCGTATTGAACATGAGGATTTTCCAATGACGCTAACAGATATTCTTACTCAGCGAAGTCCTTCGCCACAATTTTCAAGTTACATAAGTGGTGCATATAAAAATGTGGAGGTAACAGATACGACAATTTTAGCTTGTGAGTATGCATTTCAGATTGGAGATACAACAAATGGAGCATTATATTTTGATTCAACAAATGGGAACTCGTGGGCTGACAGAAATAAAGAACATATTTTTACTGACGGTGTAGGTCATAGCTTTTATAGATAATGAGGAGAATGTATAAGCATGAAGAAAGAATATTTACTTAATTTAGACAGCCTTACAGATTTAAATAATTTTGTTAAAGAAATTTCAATGCAAATTTCATGCGATGTCGATGCGATTTACCAGAGACAGATTGTTGATGCTAAATCTTATTTGGGATTAGTGACGATTTCTATTCATCCCGTGCTTATTAGAATCAACACCGAAGACGAAGAGCAAATTAGAGTATTTGGAGAAATTTGTAGGAAATATGAAATCAAAGAATAGGAGAGAATAATGGACTATAACAAGATTATTGAAATGGACAACGTAACATTAAATGATTGTTTGGAGGCTTATAAATATCGTGGATTAAGTGTAATTATCAATGATGGTAGACTTGTAAATTTCATTGGGAATGACATGGAGGAATCAAGAGATGCTTGTTTTAATCGGTAAATCAGCCAGTGGAAAGGACACAATCAAAGAAATTTTGGTAAAGAAATATGGCTTTCATCCGATTGTTACATACACTACAAGACCAATGAGAAAGGATGAAATTGCCGATATTACATATCATTATATATCTAATGAAGATTTTTTGAAGAAGGTAGAAGAAGGATTCTTCGCTGAATGGAAGAAATATAACACTGCCAATGGTGTGTGGTATTACGGATCGGCAAAAGAAAATTATGAAAATGCTGATGAAAATTCTGTAATTATTTTAACACCAGATGGAATCAGAGATATTCAAAAATTAGGATATGATGTAACAGTTATTTATTTATATGTAAATATTGCTTCGACAAATAAAAGATTGGCTGTTCGTGGTGATAAAAAAGAAGAGATTGAAAGACGAATTAAAGCTGATTTGAAAGATTTTAAAGATGCTGAAAATCTTGCGGATAGGATTATTTATAACAATTTTGATGACAATATAGACAACGTTGTAGATAGTGTATTGTTTCATTATAGAAAGGCAAGCAAATGAAAAAAGACAGTTTAATAATTTATTTAGCAGGAGCTATGACGGGGCTTACATATCCAGAAATGATAAATTGGAGAAATTTATTGAAAGCAGAGCTAAATAAATATTCTGATATGACTAATTGTAGAGTAAGCGTTATTTCTCCATGCGATTATTTTAATTTTGAAGAGCAGAGATATCAAAGTGACAGAGAAGTAAAAAGATTTGATTTGGCACTTGTTAAAAGTAGCGATGTTGTTATTGTTAATACAAAAGGATTAAATACAAGCGTAGGTTCGATTATGGAAATTGATTGTGCAGAAGGTAATGGAATACCTATAATTGCTTATGATGAAAATGGTGATTATAAAACAACACATTCATGGCTTAAAGATAGCATTACAAGAGTTGATAGTTGTGTAATGGATATTTGTGAATACATAAAAGATTTTTATATGAGATAAGGGGAGGTGAGAAAAATATTTTTTAATAATATGTGTACAAGTCATGGTGTGGCAAATGAACTGCTATCTAAGACAGATGAATTCCTGACTGTGACCGTAGGTGACAGAGAATATAGTATTAGAACTATTAAAAATATTAAAACCCATGCAAATGTTGATGACGGAGTTATGCATAAAACATTGGTATGTGGAGAACTAAGTGGGAATATTGTGAGGTAAAAGTATGAGTAACTTTGATAAGACGGAGGAAATTTTCACAAAACACGAAAGGAAATTATTGATCGAGCTAATTTGTAATGAGCAGACTCATATGATTATGAAGGATCATACGAAATACGACTCTAGTAAATACAAAGATTTGGAAATCATGAAGATTAAGATTAAAGATATGTGAGGTGAGAGCATGATTTTAACATTTTTAGGCGGGGTATTTGTTGGTGGAATTATTGGGATAGGTTTAGTGGCAATTTGTACTATTAGTAAAGAAAATAATTCTGGTGAAGATTAAGAAAGGTTGATTTCTTGTGAAATCGAGAAAGGAGATAAAATGAAATTCAATTTTATAGATTGTATAGAATTTGAGATTGATTGGAAAGCTGTAGCAGCGATTGCAGCATGTGTACTTGGTTATGCAATCATAACAGTAATTTAGAAAGGAGAATATACATATTGACAAAAGTAAAAGTAATTAAAAGAGATTGTTCAGAGGTTGATTTTGACAAATCAAAAATCTCAACTGCAATTCTTAAAGCTATGAAGAATGGTTCAGGTATTGTAAAGCCAAAAATTGCAGAAGATATTGCAAATGAGATTGAAAATGAGTGCAAAAATAAAGACGAAGTAAGTATCTCTGATATTGAATCAATGGTTTATGATAAATTAATCACAAAAAAGCAGAGACTTACTGCAAAAGCGTATGAAGGATATAGAAGTATTCGTGAGTTTCAGAGAGAAAATGAGAATACAACAGACATAGAGATTCATGACCTTGTAGAAGATAAAGACGAATATTGGAAAGATGAAAATGCAAATAAAAATCCAGTATTAAATCCTACCAAAAGAGATTATATTGCCGGATCTGTTAGTACAGATATGACAAAAAGATATTTATTATCTCCTGAAATAATTCAAGCTCATAATGAAGGACTAATTCATTTTCATGATGCCGATTACTTCTTGCAGCATATGCATAACTGTGGGTTGGTTAATTCTGAAGATATGCTTCAAAATAATACCGTAATTAGCGAAACTCTTATTGAAACGCCACATAGTTTTTCAACTGCTTGCAATATCGAAACACAGGCAATTGCTCAGATTGCTAGTAATCAATATGGAGGACAGAGCATTTCTTTAGCACATCTTGCTCCATTTGTTAATGTGAGTAGAAAATCAATCAGAAAGAAAGTAACAGAAGAATTATATGATAATGGATTGATTAGTGAGTATAATGAAGATCTTGCAGAAGTTGTTAATATAACAGATAAACGATTGAAAGAAGAAATAGAAAAAGGCGTTCAAACAATCCAATATCAGTTGGTCACACTTATGACAACAAATGGACAAGCACCTTTTATCACAATTTTTATGTATCTGAATGAAGCAAAGAACGAATGTGAGAAAGCTGACTTAGCAATGTTAATTGAAGAAATGCTTCACCAGAGAATTCAAGGGGTAAAAAATGAAGATGGTGTTTACATTGCTCCTGCATTTCCAAAGCTTATTTATGTATTGGAAGAAGATAATATTACAGAAGATTCTAAATATTGGTATCTTACAGAATTAGCTGCTGAATGTTCATCTAAGAGACTTGTTCCTGATTACATATCCGAAAAAATGATGCTTGAATTAAAGGGTGACGTTTATACATGTATGGGCTGCCGAAGTTTTCTGACCGTTGACAGATTTACAGATAAAGTAGGGAATATTGCAAACGCAAAGAATTTTGATCCAAACAAACATAAATATTATGGACGATTTAATCAAGGTGTCGTAACAATTTCTCTTCCAGATATTGCTTTCTCATCTGACGGAGATTTTGATAAGTTTTGGGAAATTTTTGAGGAAAGAACGGAGTTGTGTCATAAAGCACTTATGGCAAGACACGAAAGATTACTCGGTACGTCTTCTGATGTAGCACCTATTCTATGGCAGCATGGAGCATATGCTAGATTAAAGAAACATGAGAAAATCGACAGACTTCTTTATGATGGTTATTCTACAATCTCGCTTGGTTATGCTGGTTTATACGAGTGTGTAAAATTTATGACTGGTCATTCTCATTCTGATGAAGGGATTGGCGAAAAATTTGGATTAAAGGTTATGCAGGCGTTAAATGATAAATGTAATCAGTGGAAACAAGCTGAAAACATTGACTATAGTTTGTACGGAACACCATTAGAGTCCACAACTTACAAATTTGCAAAGTGCTTAAAATCTCGTTTCGGTAGCGATATCTTTGAAAAATTAGATGGCTTTGATAGAAATTATATTACTAATTCATATCATATTCCTGTCTTTGAACATATTACGGCATTTGAAAAGTTAAGAATCGAATCAAAATTCCAGAAATTAAGTCCAGGAGGAGCAATTTCCTATATTGAAGTACCAAGTATGAGTCATAATATTCCTGCTATATTAGAAGTTATTAAGTTTATTTATAACAATATCATGTATGCAGAGATTAACACAAAGAGTTGTTATTGTGAAAAATGTGGTTTTGATGGTGATATTCCTCTTGTATCAGACGAAAATAATAGACTTAAATGGGAATGTCCTAACTGTGGGAACACTGACAATACAACAATGGATATAGCATTTAGAGTTTGCGGTTATATTGGTACTGCAAAAAATGGTGGTAATCAGGGTAGGTATGGTGATATTCATGATCGTGTTTATCATTTGGACGACATGGAATATATGGAGGATTAAATATGAGGTATGCGAGTATACGTAACCTTGATATTTCTAATGGAGAGGGAGTTGGAGTCTCCTTCTTCGTCCAAGGTTGTCCATTTCACTGTAAAAACTGCTTCAATTCTGAAACATGGGATTTTAATGGTGGAAAAGAGTGGACAGAAGAAACAAAAAATAAGTTTATGGAACTTATTAATAGACCATATATTAAACGAGTATCATTTCTTGGTGGAGAATGTTTAGCGGATCAGAACCTTGATGAAATCCTCAAATTAGTCAAACAAATCCGTATTTCATATCCTAAGAAAACTATTTGGTTATATACTGGCTTTTGTTGGAACGACATTATGTGTTCTTTTGCAGGATTACAAGCTGATTGTGTTGTTTTAGATAAAAAAGACATTGAAGCGTGGGAAAAGAGAAGAAAGATAATTTCTAATATAGATGTTCTCGTTGACGGAGAATATATAGATGAGCAGAAAGACCTTACATTGAAGTGGATGGGGTCAAAGAATCAGCACGTAATTGATGTAAAGCAATCTCTTGCTCAGAACAAAATGGTTTTATATTGTGATTAAAAGGAGAAGTAGCTATGACAGAGAACAAAGCAATCGAGAGAATCAAGTACCGGATGCATACGGCGGAGCATGTAGCCGGGGAATGCGGAATGGAAGATTTGGAAATGGCGGTCAATGCATTGGAGGAGATCCAGCGTTGGCATACGTCAGTTGTTAATCCCAATGTCAAAAATGAGTTTGCAAATACTTCTACACAGATTTGCCAGAACTGCGACCATAAAGATGAATATATCGAGGAGTTGGAAGCGGAGGTGGAAGAGTACCGCGCAATCGGCACACCGGAAGAATGCTTGCGAAATAAGGATTTTTTGGATTTTTTTTCGGGCAAAATGAACCCGAATGATTTTGAAACATACTTGCGCTTATACAATGCGTTGGAAGAAAAGGGGTGTGAAGAATGAGTGAAGAACTTAAACCGTGTCCGTTCTGCGGCGGAGAAGCAATGTTCTTAACCATTACAAATAAGTCATCACATTTGGCTGTTGGGGTAATGTTCAAAATCAAATGTATGAAATGCGGAACAGAACTCCCAAAAAGCTATGAATGTGAGATGTATATGGATCCGGGCGGAGGCATCAGAACAGGGAAAGACGAGCGAACGAAAGCAACTACAGATTGGAACAGGAGGGCGAACGATGGGAAGATTGATTGATGCAGACAATTTGCAGTTCAATGGGCGAAATTACAATAAAAGTCAGATGAAAGCAATTCTCGATTTTATTGATTCGCAGCCGACCGCCTATGATGTGGATTCGGTTGTGAAGCAGTTAGAGAAAGAAAAGAATCCGCTCTACAGAGAGGATGGGAGTCTGATGGGGGGAAAGAACAGTGATCAAAATTAACAAGGCAATCGAGATTGTGAAAGGCGGTGGAGTAGATGGCTAAGTGGAATGCAAGTGTAGGGTTACAGCTTACGATTGACTATGATGACATAGAAGCGGATACAGAAGCAGAAGCTATTCAGATTGCGAAAGACAGAGCATTAGAAGATATTGAATGGAATAACAGTGATTGCGATGTAGACAACACAATTGTGTATAGTTGCTACGAGGAGGAGCCAGAGGATGAATAGAGTGTTGCCAATTTTATTCAATACCGAAATGGTTCGGGCGATTCTGGAGGGAAGAAAAGGTGCAACGAGAAGAAGTGTAAAAGGCTATATTCCTGATGATGCAGTATGGGGGTATACCGCTTTTACACCTAAAGGGTACATATCGTGTAGAGGTACATTTGCAGATGGGTATGGAGAGAAATTCTTTAAGTTGCCTTGCGAGCCGGGCAATATCCTGTATGTCCGGGAAACATGGAAAAAGGCACCGAACGGATACTATTACTACGAAGATTGGCAAAGAAATGACATTGCGGATATTACGAAATGGAAACCTTCCATCCACATGCCAAAAGAAGCCGCGCGCATATGGCTTAAGGTTACGAATGTGAGAGTGGAGCGGTTGCAGGAGATTACTCCACAACAAGCAGAGAATGAAGGTGTTGGAAACCTTTTTTATGAAGATATCGGATATAGTGAAAAGAATTATGGAACAGAAGTTGATAAGGAATATGGAATTGCAAGGGAGCAATTCGCATGGTTATGGGATTCCACCATCAAGAATTCTGACCTTGATCGCTACGGTTGGAATGCGAATCCGTGGGTTTGGATTATCGAATTTGAACGGTGCGAGAAACCGGGAATCGAAAGTTAATTAAATGACAGAAAGGGAAAATGATTATGGAAGAATTAGCAAAAGTAATAAGCAGATTTGAAAGCATTGAGTTGTTAGTTGCAGAAATTCGTGCGGGAGAAGACATTGAGACAGTAGATGAATTGACAGAATATCTTAAGGACGAATTGGAATATGCGGCAGAATAAAGGAGTGTGAGGTATGGCTAAAGCAGTATTGATTATGGATATGCCGGAGTGTTGCGCAGATTGTCGATTATCTGATTGTGATCCAGGAGGATCATATTGCCTTCCAGTATATAACTATTATGACGGATCATATCTTTCAGCAAGTAGAGCAAGCTTTTGTCCGCTCAGAGAGTTGCCGAAGAGGAAAGAAACAATTATTTATGAGAATGATGATTGGCGAACAGTTACTGAAAAAGAGAGGAATGAGGGATTTAATGCTTGTTTAGATAAAATTTCAAAATAAAGAAGAGGTGATACATAACGAGTTATTTAATAGATAAATTTAAAGGAACTTACCGTATTAAAGTTCCATATAACGAATGGACAAATGATTTCACACGAAAACTAAATGGGAACTTAGAAGATATAGATTGTTATATTGATTGCCAACATGGAAACAAAATATTTCACGACAATAGAGATATTCTTATTGCATACATACCTTCTCTTGGAAGAGGACACAATATTTTAAAGGCAATCAATGAAATTGACCAGTCTATTATCTTTGATATAGAAGAAACTGATTCAGAAATTCTCTTCAAATTCAAATATGTCGATTCTGATAAAATTATCCCGTTACTAAAACCAAAGACAAACGGTTCTGGTATAACCCCATTTTCATCAAAGAATTTGCCACGAAATAAGAACTATAAAATACCAGACGAAGAATTGCAGTCTTACAAGAATATATTTGTAAATACACCAGAAAACAAGCGATTAAGCGTAGGAATAATTACCAATGATTTTATCAAAACATTGGCAACAAAAAAGAATCCAATTGAGAATATAAAAACAGATATGAAATTAAAAGGCTTAAAAGGCAAAGAGTATATCTATTCTATTAGCGAATGGGACAAGTATATAAAATTTTTAAAGGAGAATTTATAACATGGAAACAATTAAAATTAAATACTTTGATAATGAAATTGATAAACTAGAGAAAATTAGTAAAGGCGATTTGATTGATCTTCGAGCGGCAGAAACAGTAGAAATGAAGGTAGGAGATTTTAAGCTGATTCGTCTTGGTGTTGGGATGAAATTGCCAAAAGGATACAAAGCAAACGTATATCCTCGTAGTAGTACATATAAAAACTTTGGTATTATTTTAGCAAATTCTGTAGGTCAAATTGATAACTCATATAGCGGAGACAATGACGAATGGAGATTTCCAGCGATTGCACTTAGAGACACTGTAATTCATAAAAATGATAGAATTTGCCAGTTTGAAATCCAGAAAATTCAACCTGAAATTCACTTTGAAGAAGTATCTAGTTTGGGAAATATTGATCGAGGTGGAATTGGAAGTACAGGAGTGGATTAATGAATAATAATATAAATATTGGTAATACTACCAATATATAGAAAGAAGGTGAGAAAAATAAGTTTTGTTATCAATGTTACAAAAAACGGGAAGGAAATTCATGATCCAATCTTATCAAATCCGTCTTATCTTATCTTTATTCAAAAAAAAAGAAAACAACTCAATGACATTTCGACAAAAAATGCAGATAAATGAATATAGTTGAAAGCAATAAATAGACATGATATAATAGGTGTGCTGAAACAAAGTATACCTATTATTTTTTATGAGGAATTTATGGAGAAAAACAAGCATATAAATAAAATTGCAGCAATTTATATTAGAGTTTCAACAGACGCTCAAGCAGAAGATGGGTATTCAATTGATGCTCAAAAAGAGCAATTGGCAGCATATTGTGTATCTAAGGGTATAAAAAATTATGAGTTTTATATAGACGGTGGATGGTCTGGCAGTAATATAAATCGTCCGGAAATCCAAAGGCTTATAAAAAACGCACAGGATGGAAAAATATCTCATTGTATTGTATACAAGTTAGATCGTTTATCTCGATCACAAAAAGATACATTGTATCTTATAGAGGATGTATTTATCCCTAATGAGGTAAGTTTTGTATCTCTTAATGAGACATTAGACACATCGACCCCAATGGGAAAACTTATGATTGGGATCTTATCTGCTTTTGCTCAGTTGGAACGAGAAAATATACGTCTTCGTACCAGGATGGGAATGAAGGAGCGTGTAAAAGATGGATATTGGATGGGAGGTGGTCGAATTCCCTTTGGATATGATTATGATAAAAATCAAGGAATCCTTGTTCCGAACAATGACGCAGATAAAGTAAGAAAAATTTATTCACTATATATAGACGGCAAATCTCCTCAAGCAATTGCCGATATTCTTGACCTAAAATATGATAAACTTGTTATGCAAATATTAACTAGAAAAAGTAACTATGGTGTAATAGAATATAATGGAGAAGAATACAAGGGACGCCACGAAGCAATTATAAGTAAGGAAATATATGATAAAGCCATAAAGTGTATGAACGAAAGATCAATTAATAAAGTCGCTTTTTCCAAGCATTTATTAACTGGTCTAGTGTATTGTGGTCATTGCGGCGCAAAAATGAGATACCAAAAATGGGGAAAAAATGGATGTAAATTAGTATGTTATTCACAGCAAACAAGTAAAAAATATCTTATCAAAGACGAAAATTGTGTGCAAGAAAGAGTTTGGGCACATGAAGTGGAAGAGGCTGTATTAAATTATTTGTTTTCTTTGAAAGAAGATGAAAATGGTGATATAATAGACACATCAAATATAGAAGAAACGGATATAATCAAAGAGTTACAAGAAAATTACGATTTGTGTCAAAAGAAAATAAAACGATTATATAATTTATATGCCGAATCCGAAAATGACTTATTACTTGAAACAATACAAGAGCAAAGAGAAAAATTAAAGGAAATTGAAGACAAAATAAAAGAAGAACAAATAAAGAGAAAAAATTTAGATCAAAAAATAAATACAGCAGAACTTGTTACGAATCTTCGAGAAACATGGAAATATATGTCCATAGAAGAACAACAGACCACATTGAGAATGTTAATAAATAGAATTACAATCAATGATAACAATATCAATATAGATTTAAAATGATTTTTCGACTAAGTACAATCATCGGAACCGCATAGGTGGAGAACTTTACGCCCAGTGCAGGATTGAAGTTGTCGATGGATTTGATCAGACCGATGCATCCAATCTGAAAGAGATCATCTACGTTCTCGTGGTTCCCGGAAAAGCGCTTGATTACACTTAAGACGAGGCGGAGGTTTCCCTTGATGTAAGTTTCGCGGGCAGCGGCATCTCCCTGTTTGATGCGGGCGAAGAGCGCGTCCTTTTCCTCTTCTTTTAAAACAGGCAGCTTCGCGGTGTTGACACCGCAGATTTCAACTTTGTATGAAGACATGATGCGTTTCCTCCGGTTTGATTTTCTGTTAAAAAGCATGCTTCATTCGGGGCGTTTTTATACAGAAAATTTTCAGCAGGAAATGCAAAATGTTATGGAAGTACGGCAGAATTTGTAGTATAAATAAATTAGAAAATAAGTGGGGCAGGTCGACAGTATATGTTGGATAGAATCGATGAGAGAGACAAGCAGGAACGGATGCACCGCAGTATTGTAAAATACTGGAATGTGAATTATATACCGACACCGTATGCGGAGCCAAAGGAAGAACAGACCGGGGAGAAAGAGGATGCGGTTACCGGGCAGCAGCTTCCTGTGGAGCCGGAGCTGACAGTCAGCTCGGCGAATTACGGCAATGAGGAAGTGACCGATGAGGTGACAAAAGGGCAGATCGACAAGATTCTTCATGAGAAGACGGAGGCGATCCGCAGCCTGATCGAGCAGAACAAGCAGACGGAAGAGGAGCAGGATATCCCTGAAGAGATGGCATCCGCGCCAATACAGCATATAATAGAATAAGAACAGATACCGGAGACATTTATGGCAGAGATAACACTGCGTAAATACCATGGGCTGGGGAATGATTATTTGATCTACGATCCGAATCGCAATGCATGTGAATTGCAGGAAAGGCAGGTGGAAGCACTTTGCCGGCGCAATTTGGGAGTCGGAGCAGACGGCATTCTCTATGGCCCTTTTTTTGATGGGGACAAAATGCGGGTGCGCATTTTCAACCCGGACGGGAGTGAGGCGGAGAAGAGCGGAAACGGTATCCGCATTTTTTCCAAATATTTAAAAGATATGGGGTATGTGACAGAGGAGAGCTATGTGCTGCACACAAAAGCGGGTGAGACCAGGGTGACGTTTTTAAACGAGCAGGGCGATCTCATGCGCGTGGACATGGGATACCCGGAGTTTGTGGCAAAGGAAATCCCGGTGGTCGGGTTTGAGGGGGAGATTGTCAACGAGGCGATCTTTTTTGGCGATAATTTCTATAACGCGACCTGCGTCTCCCTGGGAAATCCAAATTGTGTGCTGATGCTCGAGGAGGTCAGCCAGAAAAAAGCGATGCAGCTTGGCCCGTATGTGGAAAATTCCAGATATTTTCCGAACCGTATCAACATGCAGCTCTGTCAGGTGCTCGACCGGGAAAATATTCAGATCGAGATCTATGAGCGCGGCGCGGGTTATACATACGCGTCGGGAACAGGAGCCTGTGCAGCGGCTGCCGCATCGCACAAGATGGGATTTGTCGGCGACCGTGTGACGGTGCATATGCACGGCGGGGAGCTTCTGGTGGAATTTGCCCGGGACGGCAGAATTGACATGACAGGACCGGTGGTTTATATTGGGAGCATTACGCTCGCGGAGCAGTTTTTTGCGTGAAAAATTTTACGGGAGAAATTTTGCCGTTGCCTTTTTTGGCAGACTGTGATAAAATGTCAGACGTTGCGTAGCCCATAAAAACAAGGTCTAAGCGGGCTTGCCGCCGATTTCCGGCGTTAAATGAATCGAGTGTTCGAGACCTTCCACTCGTAAAACAAAACTAAAGGAGAACAGAATATGAGAAACTCTAAGGTACAATTCATTGTGCACGCTGCGATGATTGCAGCAATCTATGTCGTGCTGACCTATTTTATCAGTGCGTTCAACCTGGCATCGGGAGCCATTCAGGTCCGGATTTCCGAGGCGCTGACCATTCTGCCGTACTTTACACCGGCGGCAATTCCGGGACTGTTTGTGGGATGTCTGCTTGCCAACCTTCTGACGGGAGCAGCCATCTATGATGTGATCTTCGGCAGTCTGGCGACGCTGCTCGGCGCAGTCGGAACATATCTGCTCCGCAAGCACAAGTTTTTATGCACGCTCGCGCCGGTGGTATCAAATATCATCATCATTCCGCTGGTACTCCGCTACGGATATGGACTTACCATGGAATATGGCGGAAGAGACTGGTCGATTCCGTTTTACATGCTGACCGTCGGAGCGGGAGAGATCATCTGCTGCTGTGTGCTTGGAACGATTCTTTTGAATGCACTCGCAAAAGTGCGCAATGCAATCTTTAAAAAAGAGGATTAGATTAGAAAACACCAGCTATAGGAATAACCTATAACTGGTGCTTTTTTTTTCATATTAGACAGGTTGGTTTTCTCATGTTATCATCAGATTATCAACAGACAGAACTTCCAAAATGAAAATAAAAGGAGAAACATAACATGGGAAAAGCATTAAAGGACAGAAAGTTAAAATTTGAGACATTACAGCTTCACGTAGGACAGGAGGAGGCAGATCCGGTGACCGGAGCGAGAGCAGTGCCGATCTACCAGACATCTTCTTATGTATTTAACAACAGTGAGCATGCGGCGGCGCGTTTCGGACTGACCGATGCGGGAAATATCTATGGCAGATTAACAAACCCGACCGAGGATGTCTTCGAGCAGAGAATCGCAGCTTTGGAGGGCGGTGTGGCAGCGCTTGCCGTGGCTTCCGGTGCGGCGGCGATCGCCTATACACTCCAGAATCTGGCGCATGCTGGCGAGCACATCGTGGCTGCAAACAACATCTACGGCGGCACCTACAATCTATTGGCACATACATTCCCGGAGTATGGTATCACGACAACTTTCGTCGATCCATTCAATTACGACGAGGTGGAGCAGGCAATCCAGGAGAACACCAGAGCGATCCACATTGAGACGCTCGGCAACCCGAACTCGGACGTTGTGGATATTGAGAAGATCGCAGCGATCGCGCATGCGCATCAGATTCCGCTGGTTGTGGACAACACTTTTGCAACGCCGTATCTGGTCCGCCCGCTTGAGTACGGAGCAGATATTGTCGTTCACTCGGCAACCAAGTTTATCGGCGGACACGGAACAGCCATCGGCGG